CCGCCGACAAGGGCAAGGGACAGATGGCGTTTGAGTACACCGCGCATTACTCGATCTCAAAGCAGGATGTTGTGCCGTATGAGCTGTACATCAAGGCCGGTACGGCAGAAACCTGATAGGAGGCCGATATGAAACTTTCGGAATTCAGCACCGATAAGGCGGCAGATGTCCTCTGCGAAATCAGCGTATACGCGCTGAACATCGTGGCAGACGAAGAACTCAGGGGAAGCCTGAAAAAGCTGACAGACGACGAAAAGCCGCAGACAGTCGGCGAGAGGTACGCAATCGGCGTGCAGCGCATCGGCCAGTGGATCCAACTGATCCTGAAAAAGCATAGAGAAGACGCGTTCAGCATTCTGGCTGTGGTAAACAACGTGACAGTTGACGCGATCCGGGAGCAGAACGTTCTCGTTACAATGCGGCAGATCCGGGAATTGGCCGAGGACAAAGATCTCACTGATTTTTTCAAGTCGTGCGCGTCGGAGGCGAAAGCGTAACGCTTGCGCTGCTGGCAGCTCCAAAAATAAGCGCCGGAGGGCTGATTCGCCTTTTGCCGATTTTAATAAAGCGGCAGAACGAGGAATCAGCCTTTCGCATTTATGCGGCGGAGTGTATGCGCACGATCACGGAAAATACAGCGAAATTCGCGGGCGGAAGCTTTGTGCAGGCAAAGTACGCCGATCTTATCAGCCCGAAGCCGCAGGACAACCGAACCTGCGAAGAGATCACCGCCGACGTTGTACGCCGGTGCGGATTGAAGGTGAAAAAATCCAAAGATGAATCTGTTTGAACTTTTTGTAAAAATCGGCGCCGATACGTCCGAGGCCGACAAGGGCATCGACGAAACCGGGAAGAAAACATTCGGCCTCGGCGAGAAGATTAAAAACGGCCTTGCTACTGTCGGCAAGGCTGCGGTAGTCGGCGTGACGGCAGCGGCGACGGCAATCGGCACAATCGGCACAAAGGCGATCCAGGCATACGCAGACTATGAGCAGCTCGTCGGCGGCGTGGAGACGCTTTTTAAGGATAGCCAAGATAAAGTCATGGAGTACGCAAACAACGCGTATAAAACCGCTGGGCTGTCCGCAAATGAGTACATGGAAACGGTTACAAGTTTTTCTGCATCCCTGCTGCAGTCCCTCGACGGAGACACCAGTGCAGCGGCGGAAAAGGCAAATTTGGCGCTGACCGATATGTCCGACAACGCGAACAAAATGGGTACGGACATGACTTCAATCCAGAACGCATATCAGGGGTTCGCAAAAGCAAATTACACCATGCTCGATAACCTGAAGCTCGGCTACGGCGGTACGCAGGCCGAAATGCAGCGGTTGCTTGAAGATGCGGAGAAAATTTCGGGCGTCAAGTACGACATTTCCAGCTATGCGGATATCGTGGACGCGATCCATGTCGTGCAGACCGAAATGGGAATCACCGGCACGACCGCAAAAGAAGCCGCGTCCACGATTCAAGGCTCGTTCGGCATGGTAAAAGCCGCATGGCAGAACCTTGTGACCGGCCTTGCAGACCCGGATCAGGACTTGGGAACCCTCGTGGGCAACTTCACAGATTCCATTGTCGTCGCAGGAAACAACCTGATTCCGCGCATTCAGGAGCTTTTACCGCGCATTGTGGAGGCAATTTCCGGGCTGCTGGGAACCATAAGCACACAGCTGCCGGGCATACTCAGTTCTGTCCTGCCCTCGCTTATCGAGGGCGCGTCGAATCTGGTTACCGGGCTCATGTCCGCGCTCCCGGAGATCCTTACCGTGCTGGGAGACATCGCGCCGACAGCCATTGGGGTTCTCGTTCCGGCCATAGTCGAGCTTCTGCCGGAAATCATTCAAACCGGTATAGATGTTGTTATCTCTCTGGTACAAGGCATTACGGAGACGCTTCCGGAATTGATCCCGGCGGCAACGGAAGCAATCATCAAAATCGCCGAAACGCTGACCGACCCTGGCAATCTCGGGAATTTGGTAGATGCGGCGCTTGATATCATCCTCGCTCTGGCGGACGGAATCATTGACGCCGTCCCGAGGCTGCTTGAGGTGGCGCCCAAGCTTATCACAAATCTCATCACCGCGCTTATTGAAAACTTCCCCAAAATCATTGAATCCGGCGCAAAACTTGTTATGTCGCTGATCGATGGCCTGATTAAATCCATTCCGCAGCTTACTGCGGCTGTGCCAAAACTCATTATCGGGATTGTACAGGGAATTCTTAACAATCTTCCGCAAATCATCATGTCCGGCCCACAAATCATTATGGCGCTTATTGAGGGCCTTATTAGCGCAATCCCCGAGTTGATTCTGGCAATTCCAACGCTGATCCAATCGATTGTAGATACGTTCCTCGGCTACGATTGGGGCAGCATCGGAACAAATATCGTTGACGGTATCAAAAACGGATTTCTGCATATGTGGGAGAGCCTAAAGCGGACGGTAAGCGATATGGTCAACGGCCTTGTGAGCGGCGTCAAGAGCATCCTCGGTATTGCGTCCCCGTCTAAAGTCTTCGCCGGAATCGGCGGCTACATGGCAGAAGGACTTGGGCAGGGCTTTGACAGGGAAATGCTCGGGGTGCGGAAAGATATCGAAGATCAGATGACCTTCGGCACAACGTCCTTCTCTGTGTCCGGCGCGGCAAAGTCCTCCGTCGGCGTCGTGAACGGCCTGCTGGCCAACAACCAGCCGAGCGGGCTGACACAGGTGAATCTTGTCGTTGACGGCCAAACGCTGGCGCGGGTACTGTTCGATCCGCTGCGAGGCGAAATTCTGCAAAGGGGTGTGTCACTTGCGTAGAATTAAAATCACGGACGGCACAAACACAGTCACCCTTCTGCGTGATCTCGTGTTCACGATTCAGCCAAAGGATATTGGCGCAACCGCGACAATGGCATCCGGAAAGACGGTTATGGATATCATCGGGGTAAAAAATGAATTGAAAATCCCGACGGGATGGCTTTCTGTCGCCGATCTCCGAAAACTCCGCAGCATGATCAACACGAAACATGTGTTGAGCGTGACATACCCGGATGTAGACGGCGACAAAACAAGGGCTTTCCTTTTTGAACAGCCGGAATACAAGGCGATTATCTACGATGAGGACGGCGTATCGCAGTGGTGCGGCGTCACAATCTCCGCGACACAGCAAGGGGTGGATTGATGCAGAAGGTATCAAGCAATTACGCACCGTTTACACCGGTGCGTGAGGTCGGCATGCTTGTCCGGTTTTACATTGTTGACCCGTCGGCAAAGAAGAACGGTACGGCCTCTGCATCTGATTCGGCACCAGGCACAAGCGCCGCCGAAACAATCAGCGACAGAGAAACCATATCCGGGAAGTTCGCTGGGCTTGAATTGAACCGGTGGGTTCTGGATGGGACAATCGATATTCCGAACGATAGCTTTGACGGGCAGTATGTTGGCTGGTGGAGCGGAGTAGTATCAAACGAGAGCGCCGAAATGGCAAGCACAATTACGTTTGAATTCTCCGCTCCGGTATCCACGATTGGTTGGGCGATGCTGTTTGATGAAAAAATGAACCAATACCCGGCGCAGATCACAATTACCGCATATGCGAGCGACGGATCGGCGGTCGCAACCGGAACAAAGATGATCACGCAGGCGCGGCAGAACATCAGCATGACTGCCGCAAATTACACAAAGCTGACGATTCGATTTGACAAGACGTTCCTGCCAAAGACACGCGCCCGGCTGCGGCAGATCGATTTCGGCCTGACGGAAACCTACGAAAACGACACAATGGCCGACGTGAAGATCATTGAGGAGGCATCCGTTTCCTGCGAATCGTTCCCGTCCCGGCAGATTTCCTTTACATTTGACAACGCGGATCATCGGTACAACATTCTGAACCCGGACGGCGTTTTCTCCGTGGTTCAGGATGGCCAGAAATTGCTTGCCAGATGCATTGTAAACGGAGAGAGCATAGACGTTGGCGAGTTCTTTTTTACGTCCGTTACAGCGCGCGATTCCGGCGTTACGGCACAGCTTGTCGGAAACGATATGGCTGCGACACTCGATCGCGCAACCTATGAGGCCGGAAACGCTACCGCGTGCAAGCTCCAGACTGTAGTTGCGTCCGTACTGGAAGGATACGACGTCACTGTGATCTACGGCGGCGGCGCAGACGAAAGAACGGTAGTCCCTGCAATCCCTCGGAAGACGACGAGACGCGAGGCGATCCGGATTCTGGCACAGGCCGCAATGTGCTCCGCGTGGTTTGATCGATCCGGAAACCTGCACATCGCGGAGCTTTCAGCAGGCGCAGTATTGGGAGAAATAACGCCGGATGAGCTTTATAACTATGACGGTGTGTCCATATCGGAAGCGGTTGATTGCGTAGAGCTGCACGTTAAGAGCGACTACGCGAATATCGATACGACAATCACCGCCGGGAGCGGAAAAAACATCAAGAGCGTAAATAACCCGTGCGTAGCGCCTGCAAACTATCAGAGTGTGGCTGCGTGGCTGCTTGCGCAGTATAATCGCCGAAAGATCTACAGCGTGAAAAACCGGGGCAATCCGGCGCTCGAAACCGGCGACACCATTAAAATCTCCGACGCATTCGCACAAAACGAAAATGCTGTGCAGACCGGTATGGAACTGACGTTCAGCGGAGGCGGAATTTATGCCGTAACGAAAGGAGTTGGCGCATGAGCACCATCATTGACAACCTCATCACCGACCGGACGCAGGCGGATGTGGAGCGAGTGCGGGAGCTGGCGGCGAAGGGGTTCGCGGCCATGACCGCAGCCGAGCGGGCGGAATGGCTGGCCGGGATGAAGGGAGCGTACAACGCCGCTGATCTCAATCGCGTGGGGACGGCCCTGAATTATCTGGCGGGCCGCCTCGGCGCGATCTGCGGCAAGAGTATCGCATGGCCTGCAAAAACCGATTGGGCCGTAACGGACATTATAACGGCCTCACAGGCCGAGGAATACCGCAAGCAGGTGCAGTCCATCCGAGACGCGCTGGCATACCCCGGAGGAACACCGGACGCGCCCGGCCTCGACCGGCTGACCTACACCGGTGCAAATGATATCGAGCGCATTCTTGCGCTCTGCGAGGAACTGATCGACAACATCACAAAGGCGTTCCGCTACACCGGCGCTGCGGAATGCGCGACAGGAGGCTTGATATGAAAGATCGTCAACCTACTAAAGTTCTTACAAACGGTGCTATTCGATATGGCATCTACAATTCCGACGGTAGTCTTGATCACTACGAGTACATGAAACGTATGGACGAGCCAACAGTTGAGGGTACGCCTCTCAATAAAGCAAATCTTCTGTCCGATGCCACTGCCGCCAAGCTCTGGCCGAACGCAACCACGAGGCCGGAGGACCCAACAGTCAACGACGCGCTCGGCAAGCTTTCGGAGGGCACGGCCAAAGTCGGCGACATCGCTATCACCGCCCGCACAGACCTCTCCGACGCGTGGCTCCCGTGCGACGGGCGCACCGTGTTGCAAGAACAGTATCCGGAACTTTTCTCTGTCCTTCGCAGTTCTGCAGCACCTCTGCCATGGACACTGAAAACGGCAAGTATAAATCCGTCCGCCATGTGGTTCCTGAATGGGGAATGGGTTGCAATGTCCGGCAATAAACTCTATACTTCCACTGACTTAGAAACGTGGACGCAGCGAACATCCATTCCTTCAGGGCTTACGATGGTAGACGCAGTGCTGGAATACGCGAACGGCTTTTACTACACCATTTTAGATAGCGGTTCAGCCGCAACCACAGGAATATACAAAACATCGAGCCTTGATACAAAATTCACGCTGTACGCAAGCGGGAGTTTACCGTCTACGCAAACCAAAGGAGATCGTGGGCTGTTTATTACGCCGAACTTTTTGTATATCTATGCCGTGGGTACAAAATACACCGGCTACGATGGTCACGATCATGAATATATAAGATGCTCATATGTAAACCCAGCAACGCAGACGATTGTGGCGATAGAAGACATCGACGGTGTCTTTTTTTACAATCAAGAGCAAGGACGCTTTTACAAGCTGGAGTTATCAAAAACGAGCAACAGCCTGACAACAGCAACGGCGGAAACTCTGATCAATCCGACATGGGAGACGGTAAGTACCGTATCGCTTGCGACTCTCTCTCCATCCTTTAACGAACCGCCAGGTTACACAACGCATGATCTGATGTCCGCATATCATTGCGGAACGACAATCATTGCATTCTTCGGGCTTACAGAGATAAGCATCGTTGCCGGTACTTTTACCGAGTATACCGGATATATGGTGTACAGGTACTCGACGGACAACGGAACAACATGGAGCAACGGGAAAATTATCTCTTATGAATCTGGCAAGCGAGAGCTCCCAGCATACAGCGGTGGAAAATACAAAGGCGGGCTGCTTGTGACAGCCGGTGAAGTGACAGCGACAAAGAATGGTACAAGCGCGGTAAATATTATTGCAATCAGCGACCCTGCAGCTGGGCAAGCCTATAGCGATGTACTAAAGGATGGTATACCAGACATTGCTCTATCGCTGGACGGAAGAGCGGCATATAGTTCAAGCAACGGCATTGCATATTGTGATTATAGCGTTAGCGGAAAGACGATTCCCATTATTGGCATGAGTACCCGTTGTAAAGCCTATATCAAGGCACTGGAGGAATAATTATGCAAGATAGAGTAGGCAGCATAGACCTAGCTAACGGAGCTATCCGGTATGTAGGCTACAATGCCTACAAAGTTGTATTGCGTGGCGTATGGCTTAAACTAGAGGACGAGCCACTGCAGATAGAAACTCCGCTCACAGCAGGAAATCTGCTGACCGCACAAACCGCAGCGAAGATCTGGCGGGCAGGCGACGCGCCGGCGAACCCGATGGTAAATGAGGCATTCGTGAAGCTGTCGGAGCCAAATTATCACGTCGGCGACATCCTCACAACCGTCCGCATTCTCTCTGCCCCATGGCATGAATGCGACGGATCTCGCTTCTCGCGTATGTCCTACCCGGCGCTTTATGCAGTCCTCGGCGGCACAACGCTGCCGACGATCAGCTATTCCAGCGATACCACCACCTACATCAAAATGGCGGACGATTAGCCCGGCAAAATAAAAGAGAAAGGTACGGAAAAATGGACAGCAAAACCATCATCGTCACCCTCGTCTGCGCCGTGCTCGGCTCGTCCGCGCTGACGGCGGTCGTCAATGCCGTCGTTGGCGCGATACAGAAAAAGCGCGGCAAGGCCACGACGCAGGAGGCGCATCTAGACGAGATCGACAAAAAGCTCGGGAAAATGCAGGAGCATCAGAACGAGCAGTATCTCGCAATTCTCCGTCTGACCATCATGTCGGAGGAAATGCCAATGGCCGAGCGCCTGATCGCCGGAGAGAAGTATAAAAAGATGGGCGGGAACGGCGACGTGAAAAAATTCCTGCACCAGCTGGAGGCGCAATGCGGACACAGCAATGGAGTTTAGCAAAAAGTGGCTGATCTGCAGCGCGCTCGTCAGCCTCGCGCTCATCATCGCCTGCGCGGCAGGTGCAGATCTGACAGAGATCACGCTTGCGGTGCTGGCTGAAACGACGGCTTCCAGCGGGTTTTATCTCTGGAAGGCCAAGAACGAGAACCGCGCGAAGTACGCGCAGAAGTACATGGATAAATGGGCCGAGAAATACGGCCCGGAAGCGGCAGCACGCATCGCGGAGATCGTGCTGAAAGATTGAAAGGAGCATACATATGGACTACACACAAATCATCTCGGCAGTGATCGCGCTCATCAGCGCGCTCGTTTCGGCATTTTTGATCCCGTGGCTCAAAACCAAGATCGACGCGGACAAACTGCAAGCGCTCCGCACTTACGTTGAGATCGGCGTAAAGGCAGCGGAGCAGCTGTACACCGCGACGGACGGCGCGGCGAAAAAGGCGTATGTCGTGAACTTCCTCGCCGAGAAGGGCATTCAATTTGATGTGGAAACAATCGACAAGCTGATCGAGGCCGCCGTGCTGCAGCTGCACCACGAGTTGTACGGGAGTGAGCGGGCATGAGTATCAAAATTGGGCAGGCCAGCCTTGGAGAAACCGGAGGACGCAACCAGCAGCCCGGCAACCAGAGCGGCCGGGAGCTGAATATCTCCAACTGGTACAATGGCCGCTGGCTCGGCGTCCTGCGCTACAAGAGCCGCAAAAAGGCCGAGCGGGCCGCGCAGACGTGCGAGGCGGCCATTAAAAACCGGAACATCGGATACGACATGGCCGACCGGAACACGGCGTATGAGGCCGCCAGAGCCGTCGGGTGGGACGTGAACAGGATCACAAAGCCCGTGGAGACGGACTGCTCCGGCCTTATGACGCTCTGCGCCGTGGCCGCAGGCTGCGAGGCCGTCGCCGCGCTCTACAAAAAGCAGGGCAACAGCTGCACCACCTACTGTATGCTGCACGATTGGCCAGCGACGGGAGACTTCGAGCTGCTGACCGGCAGCAAGTACCTGACGACAGACGCCAATCTCCTGCGCGGCGACGTACTGGTAAGCTCGGGCCATACGGTCATGGCACTCGAAGATGGAAAGAACGGAGAGGGGGAAAAAGAAGTGGTCGAAAAGAGCAAGATCATCGTGGACGGTAAAGAAGTCGCCGTTGAACGCATCCTGAAAGACGGCACGAACTACGTCAAGGTGCGCGATCTGGCCGCTGCGCTGGATCTCGAAGTCGGCAACAAGGGCAATATCGCCGTGCTGAAGCACAAGAAAAAGTAAGGAGGCGGAGCGTATGTCGCCGCAGGCGCGGGCCAAGCTGCCGCCAGAGCTTGGCCGCCTGACACGCAAGGACATGGAGGCCGTGATCTATCAGGCCAATCTTGGCCGGGAAAATGAGAAGATTGCGCATCTTTACTTCGTGGACAAGCTCCCACAGGTAGATGTTGCAACAGAGCTGTTTCTTGGCCGCGCCACTGTACAGCGCCGCCTGCCGGAGATCATGGCGCGGATGAAGGCTGCGTCCGGCAGTCTTCCAAACTGAGCGGAAATGATGCACAAGTGATACGCAGCTGAGGCACATCAAAACGCAAAAAAGCCCATACTGGACACACAAAGGAGTGTTCGGTATGGGCTTTTCTTATTTCAATCCAAATCCCGCCGGGCAGAAGGTCGGGGACTGCACCGTCCGGGCCATCGCAAAGGCGACCGGGAAGAGCTGGGACGACGTATATATCGGATTGTGCCTGCAAGGACTCATCATGGGCGATCTGCCGAGCGCAAACAGCGTATGGAGCGCTTACCTCCGGCAGCAGGGCTTTACCCGGAACGTAATCCCGAACACGTGCCCGGACTGCTATACCGTCGCGGATTTCTGCGCAGATCATCCGCGCGGCGTGTACGTTCTTGCTCTGTCCAGTCATGTGGTCTGTGCGGAGAACGGAAGCTATTTCGATACATGGGACAGCGGCAATGAGATCCCGCTGTTCTACTGGGCAAAGGAGGATAAATGATGTTCGGACAACAGCCGTATGTGTATCAGCAGCCGATTTATAATCAGCCAATCGGCCAACCGATCAGTCAACCAATGCAGGAGCCAATGATGCGCCCACAGTACCAGCCCGCGCCGCAGATACCGGCCTACCAGCCGCAGCCCCAGCAGCCGCAGAATCAGTCGATCATCTGGATTCCGAACGAACAGGCTGCAAACGACTTTATCGTCGCGCCCAACAATGCCGTTACGCTTTGGGATATGAACGCGCCGGTCGTGTATGTGAAAAAGGCCGATGCAAGCGGCAAGCCGACCATGACGACCTACGACCTTGTAGAGCGTGCGCAGGCCGCGCCAGCGCCCGCAGCGCCGCGAAAAGACATGAGCGAAGAATATGTGACCCGCAGAGAGTTTGAAGAGCTTGTGGCGAAGCTGGCCGCTCCAAGCGTCAGACCGCGAAAGATAAAGGAGGCGGACAATGAACCCACTGTTTAACGCGCTCGGCGGCGGGCAAATGCCCGGCCAGATGGGGCAATTTCAAAATATGGTGCAGCAGTTCCGGCAGTTTCAGAACAGCTTTCATGGTGATCCAAAAGCAGAGGTCGAAAAACTGGTACAAAGCGGGAAAATCTCGCAGCAGCAGTTGAATCAAATGCAGCAAATGGCTGTGCAATTCCGGCAGCTGCTCGGATAAAACGAATCTTAATTCGTGGCCACGATTGAGATAAATTTCAAAATCTACGAAAGGAGAATTTTATGAGTCTTACTGATGGCGGCATTCAGCCGACTATGCCCGTCCAGCCTGCCAATAACTACGGCGGCGGTATGGGGATGTGGGGTGATAACTGGATCTGGATCATTGTGCTGTTTTTGTTCGGCTGGGGACGCAACGGCAACGGCTGGGGCGGCAATGGCAGCGGCGGCGTGATGGACGGTTACGTGCTGACGTCCGATTTCGCAAGTGTTGAGCGCAAACTCGACAGTATTGCAAACGGCATTTGCGATTCCACGTTTGCCCTGAACAATGCCATTACCGGCGGCTTTGCTACGACCACGCAGGCCCTCAACAGCGGTTTCCAGAACGCCGAGCTTTCTCGTTGTAATCAGCAGGCCGCGCTTATGCAGCAGCTGAACAACATGGCGATGCAGGCACAGGAGTGCTGCTGCGAAAACCGCGCTGCAATCGCCCAGGTGCGCTATGACATGGCGACGCAGGCGTGCGACACCCGCAACACCGTGCAGAACACCACCCGCGACATCATCGACGCCATGAACTGCGGCTTCCGCAGCATCGACCAGCGTCTGACGGCGCAGGAGCTTGCGGCGAAGGACGCGAAGATCGCCGAGCAGAACCAGCAGCTTTTCGGCTACCAGCTGGCGGCATCGCAGGCGGCACAGAACAATTACCTTGTTTCCACGCTTCGCCCGAGTCCCAGCCCGGCCTATGTTGTAGCGAATCCGTACTGCTGCAACAGCGGTTACAACTACGGCTGCGGCAACTGCGCGTAACAACTCCATATCGTAGAGCTTTTTCGTGGCCTCACGAAAATGGTCGGCCCCATTGCCGATACTCGACAGCAACGCGGCGGGGCAATCGTCCCGCCGCTGTATTTTTATGAAAGGAATGATTTTATGGCTGAATTTACATCATCCGGGATTCAAACTGTCGCCGCTGGGCAGAACGTCCCTCTGATCTCCACGGCAGCTTGCGGAAAGCCGTGCATCGTACATCGCGAAGGAAGCGGGATCGTTACGCTGCGCGGGCTTACGCAGCAATGCAAGGCGAAGTTCCGCGTATCCTTTGGCGCGAATATCGCTATCCCTACAGGCGGAACAGTAGGCGCCATTACCGCTGCGCTCGCAATCAACGGCGAACCTCTGAGCAGCGCCACAGCGATCGTAACCCCTGCGGCTGTTGAGAACTATTTCAACATCTTCGTTTCCACATTCGCGGAAGTCCCGCGCGGCTGCTGCCTGACTGTAGCGGCGAAGAACACCAGCGCGCAGGCAGTAAGTTTCGCAAATAGCAATATGATCGTCGAGCGCGTATCGTGAAAGGAGGATGCAATATGTACGATTTGAGAAACCTGCGTGAAATGCTCTGCAAAGAGATGGACGAAATCGCCGACAAACGCGAAATGTCCGCCGGTGACTTGGATGCAATCCAGAAGCTGACAAGCTCCATCAAGAATACCTACAAGATCGAGATGGCTGAAGACGGCGGCTATTCCCGCGATGGCGAGTGGGAAGCGGATATGCGCGGTACTTACGGCCGGGGCAGCTCTTACCGTGGCCGCCGCCGTGACGCAATGGGCCGCTATACCCGCGCTGATGCCCGCGAGCATATGCGCGCGCAACTGGACGATATGATGCGCGACGCGGACGACGATAAGACCCGCGAAGCGATCCGCCGCTGCATGGAGCAGATCGAGCGGGCATAAGGAGAGCGCAATATGTTGGATGCAGCCGAAATCCGGAAAGAGATTGCTCGCCTGGAATATGAGGAATCCGACTATAAGAATTACGCTAAGCTTGCGGATCTGTATGTGATCCGCAAGCAGATGCAGGAAGACGAGAAGGGAAGCAGGAGCACGCGCCTGCACGCCTATTCCGGCGACCCCGCCCCCGCTGTGCAGGCAGCAGCCTCACAAGCAGAAGTCCCGCAGACGGTAGGCAGTTACGGCGACAGCGATTTTCTGCGCGCCATAGAGGAAAAGAAACCGTCCACCGTTTGGCCGATCATGGACGAGCTGATGGACACGCTTGCGGTCGTAAACGAAAGGGTGTATAATTCGGTTATGCAGAAAATAGGACGGGGCGAGAATCGCTAGTTATTTGTTAGCAACCCAAAAAGATTGAAAAAAACCGAAATAGCAGAAAATTAAAAAAATCAAAATTACGAACCACAAAAAGACTCAAAAAGATCAAAAAAGTTTACGAAACGCGCTGGACGCTGCCTTTTAAGCAGGGTGTCCGGAGTTCGAATCTCCGGCGGGTCACCAAAAAAACCTTGAAATCTCAGTGGTTTCAAGGTTTTTTGTTTTTTGAATCTTTTTGATTTGTTAGTAACACGTTAGAAACCGGCGCGTCTATCGCTGCGACAAGCTGATCGATATCAAAGTGCTCGTAAATGTTTGCAGTCGTGGAATAGTCAGCGTGGCCGAGCATCTTTTGAAGCAGCTCCGGCTTGATATTATTTGCAACGGCCCAGCTTGCAAAGGTATGCCGCGCGGCGTGCGGCGTCTTTTTGGAAATGCCAAGACGCGTTAATAGCGGGTAAAAGTCCCTATTCCGGAAATTTGCAACCACTTTCTGCCCATCATAGCCGGAAATGAGAAGATCACACGTTGCGCGCTGCTTGAATTCGGAAAAGTACATCCGGCCTTCGGAGCGGATCGGAATTACCCTGTTCCGTCCGGCTTCAGTTTTCTCGCCGCCTACCACATATGTTTCATGCACGTTTGCGGTCCGCAAGCCAAACAATTCTCCGATGCGCATACCAGTATAGATCATCATCAACACAAGTTTTGCTGCCTGGGACCCGTCCTTCTCTAATTTTCTGATGTCGTCGGCGGAAAAAATCTCCTTTTCCTTTTTTACGTTTTCTGGGAGTTTTACAAATGATGCAAAATTCGTTGTGATAAGCTCTTGCCGAAGCCCCCATTGCGACATCTGCGTAACCAGTTGCTTGAATTTGGATAGAGTGGAATAGGATTTTCCGCTGTGCTGGTCGATGACAGCCTGATAGTCCGCAGTTCTTAATTCACGAAATTTCCGCCCGTGCAGTGGCTCGAATACGGCATAGGCGCGCGTATACGTCTCTTCGCCCTTTGGCCCGATATCCCGGAAATGCTCATCCTTCCACGCTTCGTAAACTTGCGAGAACGTCCAGTTGTATACTTCATCGATACTCCGCCCCTGTAAACGCGCAAGCGCCTCAAGGGCGGCTGTTTTTTTGCCAAAGTATCCGATTATAGTTTTACCCTTTGCGGCTACCCACGGGCGGGTGCGACGCCCTTGCAGTTTGTAAACCGTACCTGTGCCGTTCGCCCGCTTCAACGCTTTCTTCGGCGCTGCCTCCTGCTTTTTCCCACACCAACAGCAGAACACAGAACCGGCAGGGATTTCTTTTTTACACTTGATGCACTCCATGTTTCCCACCACGTTCTTTTCGGATTGCATAGAAAGTAATTGCCGAAGCCAGCGCTGAACCTACGATCAGGGCAATGCAAATCCATGCAGCTACGGACAAATCTCCATCGCGAATGAGGCCTGCGTTCCGACTCTGCGCATCCGTCACAAGGCAGGCAATCAGAGAAAAGGAGAGCAGCATACAAAACAGGGCGAGAACGTAGCACATTGTATGTGTAGACTTTATCTGTGCACTTTGCGCGGCCGCTGTTGCCTCCAGCTTGGCGTTTTCAAGCTCGATAGGATGGATCTGCTTGGTCAGCTTTTCCGGGCTTCCGACGGGATTTTCAAGGCCGAACAGCTCGTCGAGCGATAAGCCAAGCGCTTTACATATTGCGGCCGAGTTATAAAGCCGTGGATCCGCTTGTGTTCCAGCATATAATCGGCTCACGGTGGAGAAGGAAACTCCGGACTTTTCCGACAGCTCCTCCAGCGTCATTCCGCTGTGATCTTTCGCATTTCTGATTTTCCCATGATACGCGCCGATAAACGGCGCGAGTTCCTGTATTGCGGACATTGATGCGCCTCCAATCGCAGATTGTATTGTTATTTCTTACATTTTCCGTGTTAAAACGCAAACTATGAGAAGAAAACGCAAAACTCGGGCTTTTCTTACAAACATTATCTGGTACAATAAAAACGTAGCAGATAGTTTCTGAATCCGGCATCTGCTGAAATGGCCCCAACGTATGTTCAAGATACGATGGGGCCGGTCAAACCGAATATTATATCAAATCATCAGTCCCATAAACGGTACACCATCGGATTCCTGATTCCCAAAAATAACGCGGTCTGTTTGTTCATAATACCATGTTGATTTTTAGAACAATCGTTCTATAATAAATGACAGGAGGAAAAAATATGGAGTGCATCAACATCGGGGTAAACAATGGGAGGGTCGACGTGACGGTCGACGGCGCGAAGCTGACAGATGTGCATAGCGTCAGCGTGGACTACATCAAGGGCATTCCGCTCCTGTTTGCCTGCGTCGCCGACGTAGGCGAGGAACGGGACGAACGCCGGGGGCCGCGTGTGCTGAATTAAGAAAGGACGGAATATCTATGTGGCTAAAAATTGCTGAAATTGCGTTGCTTGCTGCACTTGCCGCAGATCTCTTATTGCTTCTGATACTGTGCGCAAAGGAGAAAGCGGCGGAAAAAGAAATAAAAGAAATGCTTGGGGAAGAGGGATTCCAACAGTATATCTTGGAGATCGAGCAGGAAAAGAAAATTAAAAGAAAGAAAAAATGCCCGTAAGATACTAGGAAACGGCGATCAATGCCCTCTATTACATATCATAGTACAACCTACAGGAAATAACAATTGGAATAATCAACGAAAAACGGCAAGATGTTTTGTGAGGAATCGAGGCGCATATGAAAACGAAACGGGAAAGAATCGACTTATTGCTGGGCAAAGCGACATTGGAACAGCTCTGCGTGATCCTGCAAATTTTGCTCGGAATGCTGGGATGAATTCAGGAGCAGGATGAAAACACCGCTCCGGCTTATTTGGCCGGGGCGGTGTTTATTTTTCGGCAGGTTATTTGGGATTGCAAGTCCCGCACGCGCCGTATCCTGCGGCTATGGCGTCGGCGGCGGAATCGAACCAGATTTCGTTTTCACTCAGTATCTTTTTGGCCCATCGGCAATCCGGCCAGTGAAATTTGTCGCTGTCTGAGCTTGCAACAAATTTCCCGGAGGATTTGCCCTGAGAAGGATCCGGCGAAGCGGCTTCTACAGGAGTGTCTGCCTCGCTGACGTCGGAATTGACGTCAGAAGAGAGCGCGTCGGGATTGACATCCTTTGAATTTGCTTCCTGCAAGAGATTGCCGGACTGATCTATAAAGCGGACATTAATATTATCAACCGGCTCACCCGTGCTGAAATAGTGGTACAGGCCGCCGCTCATATAAAATGCAAGCGCCATGATAGATTCCTGAAAGCTTACAGTGTCGGAAGACAGCGTGACGGTGAATTTTGTGTAGTCGTCTGCGGCGTCAATCGCGGTGACGTTCGGGTAGTCCTCAGAGCCTACCATATCGGCAAGGCTGCTGTCAAGCTGCTGCGCCATATCCTGCATTAGTTTTTTATGGCAGGCCTCCGTCATGATATATGTGACGGAGCCGTCTGCATTCAGCGTGGCGGATTTAAAGCCGTCTGCTTGCTCGACTTTTGAATCAAGCTCATCCTGCGTGACGTCTTCGCCTATGTAGTCAGACGGAATTGTGATTTCGACTGTCCCGCCGCTGAACAACGTCCCAGAGTGCTTTTCCACGTTGAAGGATTGCGAAGATTGTTCAGGCGCATCCTGCGTGATGGACTGTTCGGGCGTTTCCGGCGTTTGGGAAACCGCCTCCTGTGCCTGTGCGGGCGGCTGATCCGCCTGCTTAGGCTGCTTCGGAAAGAGCAAGATGCCGAGAGCGGCCAATACGGTGGCTCCGATCAGAATAAAATTCCTCGAAGAGCCGGTTTTTCTCCTGTTTTTTGCGCCGCATACCTTGCAAACGCGCTCGCTGGCGTTGATCTGTGCGCCGCAGGAGCGGCAGATCATCTTCCGGTTCGGCGTATCACAATGCGGGCAGAATTTTTCTTTTTCATCAAACTCCCCGCCGCAGCGGGGACATATAACAGTGTAATTTTGTTTTTGCATCGGCGTCATAGCCTCCTCACAGAACGGCGCAAAACCGCATAAATCAATACATAAAAATTCTACCACGCAGCAGGAGCGGGTTCAATCCGCAATATTCCACAAATTTCAACGCAAAAAAACCGACAAAAAGCACCGAGGCGGTTATCCGTCCTCGGTGCTTTTTGCTGAATCGCTCTTTTGCAGCTCGTCGATAAACCGCTCAATCTTGCCCCAGTCCTCCGGCGGAAGGGCCATGAGCAGCGTTATGAACCGCTTGCGGAAGGAATCGTCCGCGTCAGACATGATGTTCGCAACCAGCAGGCCAAGCTCTTCGTTCGCGCTGCGCTTGACGTACATTTCGCCCTCGC